ACTATAGACACAAACATTACCAGTATTACCTTTTCAGGTACTCCAACTTCCGGAGATGCCTATGAACTAACCTTAATCGTGGAGCAAGGCTCAGGTGGCGCGAATACAATAACATGGGGTGGCTCTATTCTTTGGAGCGGAGGAAGCGCCCCAACCGTGACAGCCAGTCTTGGCGCTATTGATATCTTCAAGATGTTCTCTACGGACGGTGGCACAACCTGGTATGCATGGACGTTAGGACAGGACTTTAGCTAATGCCTCCCAAGAAGAAAGATACTAAATCATCACAAGCTGAGCTTTCAGACTTTCTACGCTCGCTTAAGAATGATCTAAAAGCAGACAACGTTCGTCGTAAGTTTGGTGGAAAACTGCCAGATATTATTGAGTTTGTTGAAGGCGAGAAGTGGCTTGGATTCCCGCATTACACGAACCCCATCCACTTATATCCCATGCAGAAGATTCTGCTCAAGTGTTTCTACAGAGGGTCTCCTGGTAATGAAGACCTTGAACTAACTGAAGAAGAGAAGAGGCTCATAAAAGACCAGGGTCTAACGGATATTGAGAACGGTAATCTGCTAGAAAAATGGGATAATAACGAGACATTCCGCGAACTCGTGCTTGTATGGGGCCGTCGTAGTGGCAAGGACTTTATCGTTAGTATTATGGCTCTTTACGAGGCAATGAGACTTCTTGAGACACCTGGTGGTAATCCATATGCCACATACAATCTAGGCCAAGCTGCTCCGATTACGATTCTTACTATCGCTAACGCTATGCAGCAGGCGAAGATTCTCTTCCGCGAGATGAAAGAGAAGATTCAGATGAGTCCCTACTTTGAAGATAAGGTAGGAAAGATTACCGATGACAGAATCTACCTTCTTACACCGCACGACAAAGAGGGAAACAAGAAGCAGGCCGAAAGAGGGCTGCCAATGCATCACGGCTCGATTCAGATCGTAGCGGGCCACTCGAACTCTAACTCGCTCGTTGGTCTTTCGTGCTTTGCTATTCTGTTTGACGAGATTGGTACTTACAAGAATACCGCAGGTTCTTCTGGTGGCGACCAGCTTTACCATAACCTTGTTCCCGCAACTAAGACATACGTCCGCAAGGAACCAGTTCTTGATGAAAACGGTAATGAGAAGAAGAATGCTAAGGGAGAGATAGAAATGAAGTCGGTTATCGATGGCCGAGTCATTTGTATCTCAACGCCTCGTGGTAAGGAAGGCATTTTCTACGAACTATACAAGAATGCAGAGAACGTGGACCATCGTTTCATGATGCGGGCACCTACATGGGTTGTTAACCCAAACTTGCCGAAGCATCTTTTGCTATCGGAGTCGCCCGATATGACCGACATGAAGTTCGCAATGGAATATGGTGGCGAGTTCTTTGGTACGGCAGGCGAATCATTCTTCAGCCCCGATGATGTAGAAAGAGTTTTTCGTAATCATCATTTGCCATTTGTCAATCATGGTGTTCCAGGTATTACTTACTTTGCTCATTTGGATCCTGCAACTTCAAGCCATAACTATGCTCTTGTAATTACGCATCAAGAGGAGAGACTTGACAGAGAAACCAACAAACGCGACTACGTTGTTATAGTTGATCATATTATGTATTGGTCGCCAACTCCCGACAAGATGATTGTCGTGGACGAAGTTGATGAATATGTCATCGAACTGAACAAGCGATTCCACTTTGGCGAAGTTACATATGACCACTGGAACAGTAAGGCGAGTATACAAAAGCTTAGAAAACATGGCATACCCGCGCGTATGACTCCATATACGAGACAGTATAAGCAAGAGATATATGACAACCTATTTCAACTGACTATTTCGAAGCGACTGCTTTGTCCGAGGCACAAGCTTCTAGAGACAGAAATGAAAAACTTGCAGAGAAAGTGGCAGGGCAATAGCTTTAAGGTTATGCCAAAGCCAGACGGCGATTGCACGACTGATGATATTGTCGATGCTCTTGCTGGCGCATGTTTTAACGTCCGTGGCAAGGCTACACAGGGTTTGCCACAAGGAAAATTGATCTCAATGCCAGTATCACCACAAGGTAATAATGTTGCATGGCGGTCGATGCAAGGGACGCCCTATGGCGTCGGTTCAGGCCAAAAGGTCATGAACGAGCTAGGTAAGAAAACAAGGGTTCACCCCCTATGGCATAGGAAATAAGGAGCAATTATGTCTTTCAACCTGAAAAATAACAAGAAAGTCGCTCAGAACAAGCCTTACCCAAAGAGGCTCGTTGACGACCAGAAAGAACTGGGTGAATCTATTGGTTCGGATACCGATTCATACCAGGGACGACTTGAGGATACACGAGGGGAGGGTCAGGGAGAGAACCTTGACACTGTTATGGAAGGACAGATGGAGTCTGATGCATTGGGCTCCCATTCCAATGATGATTCGTCACAGGTCATAACAATCGAGGGACAAATGGAGGCCGCTAAAGATGGCTATATTCCGCATAGAGACCCGAACATAGATGATCATGTTATGAAACCAATGGATGCGCTTGCTGAAGCTCATCACCAAAAGCATCGCCAAGCTTATCTTGCTATGGAAGATGATGGCGAAACTGAGTTTTGGGACAAGCATCTGGGTGTTCAGCAGCATCGTGACTATCCCAAGAAAACGACGGATGATCCCGCTTCTGCAAGTCAGCTTGCAAATCGTCCTGAAAGATTTGAGAGCCTAGCTTCGCAGCCTACAGAGGTTGATGCAGATACAAATGCCGCGAACGCGGATAAGAAGGACAAGGTGAAAAAACTGCAAGCAGCGTCCATCAAGGACATAGATAAGGCTTTGTTCGATATTTTCTACAAAGCCGCATCGGAAGAGCGAGAGCTTACAGACGACGAGGCAGATGATGTTATTGAAATGTCGCATGTCAAGGCATCTATGCTATCTGAGATTCAGAAGATATCAGACAAGGAAGAATGAATTTCAATCTAAGTCATTACAAGGAAGCACGAAGAGGCTCTGAGCCTCCACAGGTTTTTACGCGCACATATTTCCGCCAAGAGAGAGATGTCTATGACACTAACCACTCTCCGAATGACGGCAAGGGCGATAAACTAACTACTCCAGGCAGCGAAGGCTTGCCGGGTAAGCCAGGAGATATGTCTGCTCCTGCATTTGGAACAAGAGGTCGTGACGGCTCTCCTGAGCCGGATGATTTCTCGGAGTTTGGTTCGCGTGATGATAGAGATATTCGAGACCCGAATAAGAAGCTTCCCAGAGACACGGACCCTCCCAATCCGTTTGCCTCTGATTTTCTTGGCAGCCAAGACACGCAATACGGCAGCGGCCAAGACACTGATTATGGGCAGGCCCAGCATGATGGAAGGAATCGAGAAAGGTCAGATTCGGCCCTGAGTATGGAAAACACTGTGCAGAGACAACTTGGCGAAAGCGGCGAACTCGACCGTAAGCCTGCGATTACGAACATGCCATCAAACGGAAGTTACAATTCATTACTCAATAATGACGATACACCATTAGGACGCATCCGAAAAATTCAGAGGAGATAAATATGAAGCTGAAAGTTACAAACAAAGCAGGTGGCGAATTGTTTATTCGTGCAGTTGGAAGAACATACAAAGTTGGCGCTACCATTAAGATGACCTCTGAGCAGTATCTTGATTCCACGACTCAAGCGGCAATACGCAATGGGTTCTTGGAGCTACTTGAAGGTCAGACAGAAAAGAAGCCAGACGGCGTGTTCTATGTGAACATCCATCGTAACGAGCTATCCTTTCAGTCCCTTGAAATAACAGTTCCCAAGGGAGCCCGTTTCTTCGTCCCCACAGAACACGTAGAAGACATGGAAATCGTTATTGCTCATGGTAACGGTCATATTGAGTTGGCTGAAGAAATAGATGCCAAGATTGCGGCAGCAGAAAAGGCAAAGGATGAAGTAGAGGCCGAGGCCAAAGAGGAGCCCAAGAAAACAAAACGGGTTACAAAGAAAAAGACGACCAAGAAGGCTGCTAAAAAGACGACCAAGAAGGCTACGGAAAAGAAAGCTTCTTCCAAGAAGAAGACAAAGACAGTCAAGAGAGTCAAAGCAGAAGAGCCTGCTTCTATTGACCCTAACGAGGGTCAATCTGATACTTACCTTCCAGAAGCTAAGCAGGTTGATACGCCAGAGGGAATGTATGCCCATGACCCTACGGGCGAGGGCATGACAGTTCGAACTTCTGAGAAGCCAAAGTCGAGTCCTGAAACCGAGGTCAAGGAAGCGCAGAGCGGCTTTGATGACTTGTTCGTAGATGATTCGCAAGAAAGCATTGAGCCTGTTGCCTTCGTGGACCAAGAGCAAGACCGAGAAAGATTCGCACAGTTACGCGGCCAAGAGATGCCAAATAACGATGAGGTTAGCTAAGTGTGTTAGATACGATCTTGAAAGAACTTGCAGTGTTTGGTATATCCGTCCAAGACGGAACCTATACCATGCGCGGCAAATCTATGCAGGGTAAAGAGCTTATTGAAATTCTTGAAAGCAAAATTAAGAGAAACAAGAAGCTTCTTTGGGCAATGTGGCATGAAACATGCTCTGAGCTTCGTAGCGAAACAGAGAACTCGATGCCAGCAGATTCGCTTAGGAATCTGTTTGTTCCTGCCATGCAGAGCCTATATGATATTTGCTGCTACTTTGAAGAGCTTGACTCAAGCGGTATAGCCAAAAAACTTAGAGAATCTCTAGATAGAGACGTTGAATCTTTTTCGGGAGCAACGATGTCTCGCATCATCGATTATTCTATTGGTATTCAATGGCTTACACATCTCATTCGTAGAGATATGTATATTAAGCATCTTGTTCTTAGATTGCAAGAGCCCAAAAAAGCTGTTGCAATCGGCGTTTCTGGGCCTTGGTCTAGAACAGATATTCCTATGCGAGAGCGAACATTCAAGTGGGATGAGATTGCAGAAGAGACTGCTGGCCGAGCTAGCGATAGACGGCATCAGCGGAGATACCGTATGGGTCTAGAGCAGTACAAAGACCCATGGCCCAACGAAGGGTTCTATTGGAGAGAGATTCGCAACGAGCCATTCAGCTTTAGCGACAATTCATCGAACCCGTATCCGCACCGTAACGTACTTTGGAGGTCATAATGACTAAGCAAATAACTAAAGAGGCTCAGCAATCTCTGTTCGATTTCCTTGTTGACCTCATGCCAGATTTACAGATTATGAAGGTCAAGCAAGGGCCTTCTTCAGAAGAGAAAACGCTTTTCTCTATGTGGTCTGATACCGCGAATAAGATTACCGGAAAGAAGTTCCACCGTCCACCTACGATGAGTGAGACTGAGGTTGCAAAGTTGGAGAATGCTGGATTGATTCAGGTTCAAGGTCGCAGTCTTCGTGTAACAGAGAAAGGAGCCAAGGCTATTCAGCAGATTATCCTTTCGGAAGAGAAGTCGATATTTGAAAAGTCATCCTCCAGTTCCGGCCATGTTAAGGTTGCATCATACCAAACAATGACCGACGAAGAACGGGAAGAAAGAGAAGAAGGACTTGCTGATACTCCAAGCTTTACCGAGTATGTTAACTCCCAACACGACCACAAGGGAAAGAAAAAGCGTAAAGCATGCAACTGGTATCAGCATTTGAAAACTAATGAAGACGTATCTGATTGAGTTTACCGAAACGACTAAGCGAGTCAAGAATAGAGTCCTCAATAGGCTGTATTGGTATGACTCGGTTGGCAAAAAGATGTATACTATCCTCGGCGACCAGCTTCGTTTTGAATGGAAGCCAGAGATACGAAGGTCGGTGCCTGCTGCCGAATGGTCGCCTGAGCATCAATCATACGTGATGAAAGAGCAAATCTTTGGAATCAACTATCAGCGAGTCAGCAATAAAGACGAGGTAAAGGAATGGGTTGAGAATGTTGGTAAAAGATTTGGCGTAGAGATCGATCGAACTGAATCGGATAACAAAGGACTTGCCATCGAAGTAGATGATTCGGTTTCTCAACAGGTTGAATATGCAATGGACAGGCAAAACTTTAGGTTTACAGAGCTATGAAAATAATCAAATCAAAGAGTTATGAGGACAAAATTAGGGGTGGACTTGCAGATGATAAGAAGCCTTCCGATTTTGATTCATCTCAGCTTGAGAAGGGTATCAAGGTTGAGATGGAGCATACCGATAGCCGCTCTGTTGCCAAAGAAATCGCTATGGACCATCTAACTGAAGACCCCGATTACTATAAGAAGCTTAAGAAAATAGAGAAACATTGATGCTAAATGGCCCTCCCAGACTTTTCGTAGATGTTGCAGACACCCCTTACAAGCAAGCGCAGGGGTTGATGTTCGTTAACAAGCTACCTGAAAATGAGGGCATGTTGTTCGATTTTGCGAGACAAAAGATTCTATCTTTCTGGGGTGAAAATACATATATCCCATTGGATATTGCTTTTGCTGATACCGAGGGCACGATTCATGAAATCGCAAATATCAAACCGTTGAATCGAAAGCCCGTAAGAAGCAGTGTTCCCTGCCGTTACGCAATCGAGGCTAATACGGGATATTTTAGAGAGAATCGAATCGATATCGGCGACAAAATTAGCATAGAAGATGATCCCGTTAGAGGGAAGTATGTATGTTTTGCTAAAAAAAGAAGGAATGAGAAGTCGGGAGAAGGAAAAACTAAACGGACGCAAGTCTCGCAGCTACTTAGCTCGGACCCGTCTGGACAATTAGGAGATGCATACCAGCCACAGGCAGACGAAGAACAGGCACGGTCACGATATGAGTCGCTTCCGAAGTTGACGCCGCAAGACATAGGGATGGCCCTTGAGGATAATCTCGAAGAGCCCTCTCTCGAAGTTCAGCAGCCTTCAGAAGTTCCTCCACCTGACATGCCGGTTGAGCTTCCGGAAATACCGGATAGCCCAATAGATGAAGTTCCTGATTTTGAAAACGCCTTCGACGCGACTGAATGGTCAAAGCCAACGGCACAAAACCAGTTTTCTGGGCATTTGATGAGGATTAGTTACACGACAAAGAGTGGAAAGAACATTATCAGAGATGTAGAGCCTCACGGTACTTTTCACGCTGAAACAACGGGTAACGAAATATTGGTAACGTTCGATAGGACTGTAGGAGACGTTCGAGCATTTATAATCAGCAACATCAGCGCGTTTGCAGTTGCGGATGAAGAGTTTGAGCCGAAGTTTAGGGTTTAATTTATGGATAATCATGTCAATCAACTTGTAAAGATTGCTGGCGGCTTTGATAGAGCCGGTGGTGATAAGTTCGCCTCGCGGTTGGATGACATATCCGACAAGCTTCTTGGCGTGAAGGTCGCTCAGTATGTTGGTTTGCAGGGCTATTGGATTCGAAACACACGTTGCTGGTCTAACTGCTACCGCCAGAAGCGAGCAGGCAACCCCTCGATGCCAGCCCAAGAGGTTTGGGGCGAGTGCCATGAAGAATATCTCGCATCGATAAACAACGATGGCAGCAAGTGGGACAAATACGCCGAAAGCGAAGAAGGTCAAATTAAAGTGGCTTCCGCAAAGGCTGAGCTAGACGCGAAGCTCGCCAAGGCAATCGAAAGAAACACGAAAGAAGGCATGTCTTTGGGCAATGCCATTTTTGCAGGCATTGAAGAAATGCAGGGCGATAATTCTCAAGAGTTTGCCCGTATTGCCACGGAGTTGTTCGAGTTGGCATCAGATGCTTTTGAGGATTATCCATCCGAGTCTGTAACCCTTGCCAGTGTTGCCGAGCAGCTAACCAAAGAGGCTCAGAGCAGTATTGGCAACTTCTTTAGGGGCATCGGCAACGTTGGTCGTGGCATCGGGAATGCAGTCGGCGATGCGGCAAGCGGCGTTAGACAGAATGTAACCATCAATACTCAGCTTGGGGCGATGGACCGTGCGGTGCAACAGATTATGACAGAGGTTACTCGTCTCAATGAGGCAAAGAATGGTCTCGTTCAGTTCTTGAGTAACAACCCCGGTCGGACGCCTAATCAGGTTCAGAACTCGCAGCAAGTTCTTGCAGCACTACAGCAGCTTATGCCCGGAGATGCAAGACAAGTAGGGCAGAAGTGGCAGAACATTAGACAGCAGATACAACAGAATTTTCAAGGCCAACAGCAGCCAGCGGCTCCCGCAGCACAGCAGCAAGTAGCGGCTCCTGCTCCAGCAGCGCCAGCCGTTACGAATGCTGACCAAGCTATGCAGGCCATGGGGAACCTCGATCCGACAACGGCTCTTGAGGTTGCTCGCAGGCTTGAGCAAGCGGCAAATGCGGCAGGCATGGGTGGCCAGATGTCAGGAGCCCGCGTGGGCGATTACTTGGGCGGAGATCAGACCGCCCTTGCTAAATCAGTAAAGACAGTTAGACTCGGAGGTTACAACCGAGCTAAGCAAAAGGTTCAAAATATTGGAGGAGCCTAAGTTATGAAGTTTTACACAAACAAAATCTCAACTAACAGTAAAGGTAGTTTCTCAGAGCTAATCAAGACGGCACTGGGTAACGAGCAGACTGTTAAGACCGCTTCCTCGGAGGAAGAGCTTAACAAGACTGCACAGGAAGCCGGCATCAACGATGAGGGCGAAGGTAAGCGCGAAGGTAAGCATTGGGTCGAAGGTTCGCCTTCAGACGACAATGGCGAAGTCGATGCTGATCCCGCAGACAGCGTTGAACCCGCAGGACTTGACTCTGGTAAAGAAACCATGAGCAAAGCTGAAGGCGAAACAAAGCTTGCTTCTGACGAGGGCGATTCTGGCCCCGCTAAGGGCGATGGTCCTGGCGATGGCGAAGACCTCGAAGGCAAGAACGATGGTCGCTTCCCTGAGCCAGACCGTGAGTCGAGCGACTGCTACACGCAGGAAGCCGAAGACGAGGGAACGGCTGATGTCGAAGCTTCAGCTAAGAAGCAGACCAAGGAAGCTGGCGAACTGCCTGACGCTCTCAAGGAGCATCAGTTCAAGTCTAAAGATTCCGATGGCAACGACGATGCCGATGGCGAAGATGACGATGCCGACAAGGAAGCATGCAATGCTTCTGCTAAAGTTTCTAATCTTGAGAAGATTGCTAATCTCACACCAAAAGCGAAGGCCCGTTTGAAGTCTTATTGGAACATGGTTTATCCTGAAGCATACGCTGATGCGATGACTCAGGAGAAATAATCATTTTGTCAAGGCTAAAAGGAGTATAGTTATGGGTTTAGTTCCATCAGGTCGGCGTAGAGTTCAAGTTGCTCAAGGATTTGCAGCACAGTCAACAGGGCTGGGCGGTGATGAGGTTGCACAAGACTCGATTTATACCGATCAGCAAGAGCAAGAAGCTCCGGCTTTCGATTTTAATGCTCTACAACAAAATATGGAAC